GAGACGGAGTTGTATCCCAAACCTGTTAGACGAACAGAATCTAACGGTGACTCAACAACGATAAGTAATTCTTCTTGCAAATTCTGTACGTTAAAAACAGTGCGGGACTTCTTTACTCCTGCAGGTTGATTACGGAAGTACCGTCCCGTAGCACCTTTCTCTTGCCAACCCCACAACGAGAAATCTTCTGGACTACGAATAGGCAGTATCCAAGCGCTCATTTTGAAATCCCACAGCACTCCACACTTGCTTGCTGTTTCTGCAGTAATAAACCGCTTCTTTAACTCAATAGCGGGTGGCTCTCCATACACGGCAAGGCGAGCTTCGGACATGGCTATGGTCTGTTCTGGAACAACATATTGAGGTAACTCGTGCAGACGCTTCATGAGCGCATCAACGGGAACCTCTGCCTTGTCTGCAATGAACGCTTTAGCGTCGTTTAAGCTAAGTCCTAGAACATCTTTGACGAGAGTGTAGATATTTCCCTTGTACCCACACGAAAAACAAATGTGGGCACCAGTCTCTGAGTTAATCCACCATGATGGGTTGTGGTCATCTTTGCCCACACGCTGTTTGTGCATTGGGCATAACCCCAACACCTCAGCGCCACGTTGCGAGTACAGCTTGAGGTCTAGGTTAAGAAGAACCTTTTCAACATCCACTATCGGTTCAACCAATCCATACAGTGCTTGCACTTTGTCATGAAGTTCTCATCATGGAAGCAACCAGTTTCCCAATTCCATGTCAATGCAGTTTCGCTAGGAGGGCAGTTACGGCTTGCAACAATCTTTAGCTTTCGCACTTCTTCGTTTTCTTCAACAGGTTCTAAACCCAAGATAACATCCGAGTCTTGGAAGAATGAGGATGAGTAACCGATGGAGTCTGCTGTTACTTTGCCTGCTCGCATCTTCCACAACAACGTCTGAGTGGTAATGACGATAGGCAAACCTGTCTTTTGTGCAAGTCTTTTGAGGGCACGAGTAATGTTAGTAATCGCTTGTGGCGTGTTCATCTCGCCAGTAATTTCATCCAACATCAAATACACACCATCAACAAAGACAATGTCTGGCTTGGTCTGCTCTATCTTTGCAGACAATGCTGAGACGGTAATTCCGCTGACTGCATCGACAAGGTGGAATGGGTGCATAGTTTCCATGCCATTGAGCATGTCAATTAAGCGAGTCTCTTCTGTTGGGCTTAGCTTTCCACGGCGATAACGGCTGTGGGAAATGTGGGCACGCATAGCGTCATGGCGTTGCTGTTGTTCGTGGTTGTTCATCTCAAAGGACTGGAACATAGGAATCTTGCCTTGAGCGTGCACGTTGATAGCCATCTGCAACGCAATCTGCGACTTACCTGTCTTTGGCGGAGCAATAACCGTTACAAGTTGACCGCCTTGTAATCCTGCGGTGGCTTCATCAATCTTTTCAAATCCTGTAGGTATGCCAAGGAACTGTTGGTTCTGTATGGCTTGATACTCTTTGTAGCGCTCTTCAACGTTCTTGGTGAGGTCTACCTCGTTGGTGCCAATAACTCCTTGGGCGTTAACTCGAGAAACAGTGGCTTCCATCTGCAACAACGCAGCTTCATGGTCTTGTGCCTGCAGTTGCTCAATTGATGCTTCTAGTCCCTGACGAGTAAGTAAGCGACGACGAAAGGCAACCATCGTGTCGAGCAGGTATTCGATGCTGTCTTCAACATCAAGAATCTTGTAATTAGGGTAATGGTCAAGAACGGTGACGCCCGTAGGGACTTCGCTGTAATCGCTGTAATGCTTACGGACAAATGCCCACACCTTGCGGTTATCGTCATCAAGGAACCACGTGTCGTTTACACCACGCTGAATGGCGGGAATGATGTCCCTGTCACGAATTACCTTGCTAACTAAACGGTGTTCGTTATCTGCCGCCACTGCTCCCCCTTATATGTTGTCTAACTCTACTCCTGCTGAACCGTATCGTGCCACTTGCCCTGGAACGTCAATGACCGCCTTGAGGTTGGGTCGATAAGGAAGCATTCCTACTAACTCATCCACATCTTCGTATAGTTCCCAATAGTTAAATGGGTTGACTACTCGACGCTCTAACCGCTCAAAGGCTTTATCAAGAAGTTCTTCTGTCCAACCTTGGTCTGCAAATCCAGCAAGCTCTAACGATAAACCATACTCGTTAGACAATAGCCACAGCTTGTTTGCTGCCAGCATGTTTATCTCACCCAGAACATGCGTTACTTTGCGTGACAAAAGTTTTCTTTCTTCGACCTCTTTTAAAGACACTACGAGCGTAGTAGTGGCGATAACTTGCGGAGAGGAGACATTGGAAATGTCCCCGCCTTTCACAGTACCTCTACCTTAGCGTACTTTAGTACGTACTCTCTAAATTTCTTGGGGTCTTCAACGTCAATGTCTTCGTCTACCTCTTCACCCACGGTGATGGAGTAATGACCATGATTGAGCATCATCTTTTGACTGACGAACTTAGTATGTTTGCAAGATTGGCGCTTGTTCCATACTGGACAGTTGCATCGCAATGCTTTGGATTGCGTATCAACTTCTACCTCAAAAATGCCAGCAGCTTGCGACGAGATGAACACTTGGATAGTTCTCCAAGGGGATGCCATTTGCTTTCCTCTCATCATGCGCCTCGCAAGTCAGTACCAATGATAGGCACTCGATTAAACGCTTCGCCTGCGAAACTCGCCATGGCTTCCTTGTACTGAGCTTCCCAATCTTCTAACCGAACGTTTGTTGTCACGATGGTAGGCAATCCCTTATCGTACCGTAATCGAAGAATCTCATCGAAAGAAGTGTCATCATATTTTGAGCCGTATTCTTTACCCAAATCATCAATAACAAGTATGCGAACATTAAGCCAGTCAAACTTCGACCGCCCGTGAAGACCATCCAACTCATAAGTCATGTCTCTCTTCGTTTCGGGGTCAGCGTCGAAGGTTGACTTTTTTCTAGACAAAAATTCTGGATAGGTTAAGTAATACACCACTCGTGCACCTAGCCCGTAATCAGATTCCTTCATTTGCAAAAGCTTGGCAGCAAGAAGCTCATCTTCAGGCATGTGTCGCACAACTTCCATCGCAGCAACGACAGCAGTTGTGGTCTTGCCGATTCCTGGCGCTCCATCAAAGAGCAACCCGATACCAGTAACACCAATGTTTCCAATGCCTTTGATGATTTTGCCCTCTAGAACAGTGTCAATCCAGTTCTGCACATGAGGAGAGAACGAGCCAGTCTTTTCTGCAATATCGCTTGGCTCCATGCCTAAAAAGCGTCGAGGAATGTTCGAGGTACGTAGTAACCAGTGTTTCTTCAAAGGAGAGAGCGTGTTGATGTCATACATCAGTGGTCATCTTTCCAGCGCTTGTATTCAAACTGAAGCTTCTCCCAATCGATGTCGTTATTGCGGTCCCACATCTCGTCTTCGTCTTCCATAGGAATTTCCCAAACAGTTTGATAATCTTCAGCTCGTTTCAAACAGAAATGAGCAATGCGACCCATGAGGTTTCCGTAATGACGGAGAAACCAATTGGGGTGTTCACGCTTTATGGGATTATCCCAATCAAACTTCATGACTTGAAGAACAACGACCCGACGATGACAGTTGCCTTGTCGTTGGCATCTGTGGCAACAGTTTCAAACTTGATGGTCTTGCGTGTGGTGCGCTCTTGCACTTGCGACTTTAGCCAGCGCTTGCATGCATTGGCGTTTGTCCATGCAGTAGTGGCTGTATACACAACTTCCACAGTGTCTTCATTGCGAAGAGTAAACGTGGCTAACCATGCGCCACCCTTTTCGATGTTCTTACGTGCTTCTACTGAAACACTGCTGCTTACTTTCTTAGCCACTTGCTTCCTCCTTTAATCAGATGCATCGCTGATGCTGTTGCCAACACTACCAAAAGATAACCGAAGATTTCTCTCACGCTTGCGCCTCCTTTAGCTTCTTCTCATAACGTTCCAATTGAGCTCGTCCCGCTATGGTGTTCTGGAAGACCAAACCATCACTAGCAACGAGTGTGCCCATCTTAACCACAGGTTCGAGGACAGCGTTTATCTTCTTCAAACCGAGGTTCTCTCGTGCCTGATTAATCTTTGTTTTAAACGATGCAAGGTACAACTTGTACAACAACGGGGCTTCATCGCCCACGTTTTTGAAGTTGCGCTCATCCGCCATGAACAGGCGCAGCAACTCTAACTCAATCAGAGCGTTGGTGTCGTATTGCTTTCTGAACTTGGAGAGTGCTCCTGCAAGCTGTCTGACGTTGACGGTTCCTGGAAGGAGCGGGTACTTGCGACCAACTCGGAAACTAAACTCAGATGCGACATCAAGTGCTGTCCACTCGTGCTCAGGTCGTTTGCCCCGAGTCTTGGGGTCGGACTTTCTAATCTTGGGTTGCGGGGCGTCTCGTTCTTCCACGAGGCCAAAGCCCGCCAAATCGTCTCCATCATCTTCCCATTTTCTCATAGGGATGATTATCTCCTTTGTAAAACCT